CCAAGTATCCAGGCCTGATTATTATTTCCTATCTGCTCAATAGTAGAGTCATTATCGTCCTCATCCATATCAATAACGGCATAGTTGTCGTCCCCGTCTATATCTATAGTCCAACTCTGACCATCATGATTTGACCAAACAGACTGAGAGTAAGCAGTATTAGACACTCCATCGATTGTTATAGAAATAGAACCGCCATCACAATTGTGCGTATTGACTAAAGAGTTATCAAAACTTCCTAGCCCACAATACACCGCCGCGATATTTCCAGCCCCGGCTTGTTGAACGGCAATACTAGTCCCCGTACCTTTTGTCTGTACCGTAATAGTATTAGTATCCCCGTACACATATGTACTAAGGAGACTGATAAATAGAAATAGTGTTATCTCCCGCGCCATTCACCTCTACCTCCATAACCATTCCCGCTGAATTTACATTAACATAGGCAGAAGCGTCTTTATCCAACCCAATGTCAAAGGTGTTAACACCCTGGTGGACTAAGAACACATGCGCCCCTTCTACAAAAGAATAGGTTTGGTACACAGGATCATAGCCTGGTGTGATCCCCTGTAAGGTGACACCCTGCAGTTCCCCTCCAGAAGTCGTTCTCTTCTTTGCCCCCGCTTCTACTAGATCAAGGAGGTCGACAAGGAAATCAAAGCTTAGTAAATCGATATCCAATCGTCTTACTTCTTCTTCCTCCTCGAGGAAATCCTTATCTAAATCGGGAGCCTCTTCGAAGAAGTCTCTATCTAAATCGGTAGAAGTACTAGGGCTTTCTTGTTCAGCTAAAGCCACTTGAACTTCTGGGGGTTTATTTATGATCAACATATTATCAATCATACCCAATGTTAAGTTCCCAAGAACAACACTTGGAGTAGGTGGGGACTCAAAGGTAGATACCATAGTAGCTTGGAAAGGTTGGTCTAACACTTCTGTTCCAGACCATGTCGTCACTGTTATCTCGCCAGACGCAACCCCACTTGCATCGGGGAGTAGAATAATCAGCGACCGGCCTAGCTCATCAACAGTCGTCGTGAAATCTGTACCGCGGATCGCGATCGTAGCACTGGGTGTACGTATTGAAATATTCTCTTTATTAATCTTACCCAAAGCACCCGTAATAAATCGGGCCGTACCGCTCGCCATGTTTAAGGCCAGCCGAGATTTGTCAGGGTCAGGATCGAAGATGTAGTTATCGATAACTACTTTAGAATGCTCAGTTAGCTTTAAAACAGACGAGTCCAAAAACTCAATCGCCATACGGCCATTGCCCGTACGGACGTCGTCATAGGAGAGGATACCTAGAGAAAGCTCGGCCGGAAGCTTATCTTTGTCGCCTTCTCTTACAACTTCTCCGTTACCACGGAACTCAGATATAGACCCAATATCAGCTGCATTACTACCTGTGCTAAACCCTAATAGGATCAGCAACCAGAAGCGCATTGGTCAATATCTATAGTCCCGTTAGAAGTAGTAGCAGTTAAGTTGAATACATTAGCGTTGGCCGTGTCGGTTTGATCCACATCAACGTTATTACTACTACCTGTCAGTGACACTACAATCGTATGATCACTGGCCCCGGACTGTAGAGTATCTACATCGTTCGAGTTTCCGGAAACGGCCCACTCATTCTTACATCCGATAACATTGCACTTAACATCCATGTTATTAGATGTTCCGGTAATGACCATGTCTTGATTTCCGGCCGTCGCAGTAGATGCATCGCCCTGGGTGAAAGTAAGTACGTTGGAATCACCCGTTGCTTCAAAGTCGAGGTCTGACCCCGCCACATCACCAGTAGCACCAACACCGAGCGTGGCCGTGTTGGAATCGCCCGTAGCTTTATAGGTAAAACTACTAGTGTTAGCTTGACTAATGCTAGCCGCCAAGATGTTCGTATCACCTATTTGATCAATATCAACCGTCATTCCAGTACCGCTTAGCGATACTCGCGCCTGAGAAGTACCCACTACGTTACCGGCACCTACTTGGTCTATTGTAAGTGTAAGCCCGGTCCCCGTTTGGGTGATGTATATGTCATTATCGGCACTAAACACAAAGGTTGAAAAAATTAATACGGAAACACTACTGAGTACCTTTATCAGTTTCATTTCGGTCCTCCACTAAACCCGATGCAGGGTAGTCAAAATCCCAAATTTGGTCCTCCAACCCCTCCATCACTAACCCGTATACAGCTGCCTCTATTGCAGCTCGAACTGCATAGCTTACAGGCTCATTCTGAGTTTTTCCAGATTCTATTTCTACAAGCTCGGTCCCCAAATCAAAAAACCGGAATAGATCTGAGCCAATACCTGTGGATAAGATCGTTTTCGTAGTTGTTACATTAAGTAGTACTTCCCCGGTTTGCACGAGTACAGCCCGTAAAGTAACCGTTACTATGTCTTCTCTATAGAGATTATTTACCCCAATCCCAAAGTACCTGGCCCCCGAACCTCCAGTACGGATATTAGAGTCGTACGCTACAATCCCACCTTCTAATATGAGTCCCGCGTAGAGCAAGGGTTTTAGTGTATTGCCTTCTTCTCCGCTATACGTTTTACGGGTATTTACAATCAGCTGGCGCTCTCGGCTTAAGTTATCCAAGCCAGCTCGCTCTACTACTACAAACCAATTCCCGCGGCCCGCATCCCGTAATGCTTCAATTAGTACGCCTAACCCCCCTTGGGTAACAGCATTACTAAAACTGGCTACATTATCTAGGCTTTTCCGCTGCCCGGTCAGATCAGGGAATTTATAGACTGCAACAACCGCTTTAGTTCTTGGGGAGGGGAGGTTTAGTAGTTGATGAGCAGAACTAGGGACAATCTTAGGGCCTTCTGGACAAACAAAAATACTGAGGCAGTTAGTCTTACTTTGAAAAGCTAAACCAGCACAGCCCCCTAAGAAAAGGATAGCGAGCCCTAACAGTAGGAGTCGCATTATCCACTCCCATCGTCGCAATCTACCCAACAACCCCCAAAACTACCTACCGGTATACTAATCTCTGTGTTAGAAACAACCACCCCATCAAACCATTCTTCAATAACTAAAGTAATCGTACTTCCGTCATTTACCCACCGTAGGATATTACCTTCCAGGTTAATTTCTCCTGCTATAGGATTACCAGCGGCGGGTGTATTCCCGTAGTTAAATAACGATTCGCTAATATCTTTAGCCAGAGTGGAGTAGATACGTGATTCCAGATTTCTAAGGAATTTAGCGAGGACAGTGTTGTCTGCTTCACGCGCCTGCTCATCGAGGGCGTCTTGGGCGGCTTCTGCTTGCTTATCGGCGCGCGTACGTTCTTGCTCGTCTATAGTTAGATAGTGTGAGGATTGATTAATACCACTAAAACTAGGATTGCCAAATCTATGTATGAGTTCGCTGGCAACAATATTCTGGGGGATGGAAAATAGGAGCAGCGTAAGTCCTACTAGCTGTCCTTGTCGCCTAGTCTTTGCGTTGGTCATCTCTACCGGCCTTGGCAAGAAGCTCTATATCAATTAGAGCAGATTTTCCTATCAAGGTTTTAAGTAAAACATCTTGGCGTATTGACTGATTGTCCACACTACGTACCCGGTCTATAAGTGAAATCAGTATCCCCTGCTGTCCGTCTAGTTTCCCACACAACCGTTCTTCCAAGTGGCTTATAGCTTCCAATAGTTTATCGTCTAACGTATCTACCTTGGTTTCTAGCCCATCAATAATACGGTTGATCAATTTCCAGATAAACCAACCCAGCCCTAGTGCAGCCGCTATAGGGAATCCTACTTCATTGATAAATACTACAACCCCATCCATAGCGTTACTCGTTTAAGTAGGTTGTGTGGGGAACGTAACGCTCGCTACATCATTAGCTTCGCTATCTGTATAAGAACTCATCAGATCTCTCAGGGCCTGTCGGTAAGTGGCCCACTCCGCTTTCTTGCTGTCCGACAACGGGCTGTCAGGTACTTGTGTCCAATCCGACCGTAGAAGTAGGGTGTTTTTCACCTGTCTAACCCTACTAGTATTAGAACCAGGAACATAGGGGAATGTATAACTTTGTGCTACACCCTCAACTATTCTGTACTCACCAGGCTTATATGAACCAACGATGAAGTCGTGGTCACTATTTATATGAACATCCGATGCTTGATTTACGGATAAAGTCTGAACAACTACACCGTCGGATTTCTTATATATGCTTACTATTTGTGGGTAAGCCACTATCTGAACAAGCCTGCAACTGAAGTATCTACTTGGAAACCTAGATTCCCACCAGCCAAGTCGCCACTATTCCAACTCGACCCAAGAAAGTTCTGAAGCCATCCATATACATGAATATATACAGAGACAGCTGTGCTAGTACTAGTAGTAACTGAAAACCCTCGCTGAATAGTTACGGGGGTTATACTGTTTACCTGCGTGTATGTTTCTATTTCGAATATAGAGCCAAGTGTTGCAGGGTTTGAACTCGTCGATATGGCTAGCGTCGTCTCCATATCCGAAACCATTGTTGTGTACGGGTGTCGTCCGGTAGTATCTGTACTATCTGTCCAAACTATTTCGCTCGTGTAATTGTACACGGTGCCAGTAGGCTTAAAAACTGCGGTAGCGACAAACTTTTGAGCCACGCCGCTACCGGTTATAGGTACAGTAAAGGTTATAGGGGAACCTATTGCCTTAAGACGTCCCGCAGCATATTCATTTGCGAACGTGTCTTGAGCTGTGCCGTTGTATGCAAACCCATACTCATTCGCTGACGTAAACTCAACTCGCC